CAAAAAGAAGGTTTTTGTATTTTGTACTTAAACCACTACCAAATAAATAATCTCCTGAAGCCATTTTATCTCTCCTTAATAAGTGTATTTAAAACTTATATTTTCATATGTTGATTGAATATTATCTTTTTTCTTTACTAATGCTAAATATTCTGTAGCATATAATTCTTTATAGTGTGCATATATATCAGGGTCTTTATAGTCTTTTATAACTGCTAAATTCATTAATACTCCTGATACTAAAAGAATTCTATAATGATGTGGTAAATATATTTGAGAATCTAATATAGAATACCCTGCAAAATCCCTTACTCCTGGATACATCATTTTAACCCTAACTCTTAATGTTTTTGTTACTCCTGCAAGATCAACAGGAAAATAAACAAACCTTCCTGTTTGATGCCATATCTTTTCACTTGAATTCTCACTATCTTTTACAACGTCATATGGTACGCTTTCCCATTCCTCATCATCTACATATACTTGTTTAAATTCACTTACAAAATCGGGGAGTTTTACTGATTTTGTATCAGAGTCAAAATACCAATCTAAAGCAAATCTTCCAATTTGGTCAATATTGGTTGAAAGGGCTTGAAATTGTGTGGTTATACCATCAATTGTTGATGTTTCACTTCCTATCGTAACTTTTACCATAGCATCAAACAATCCTATTTCATCGTTTATTTGATGTATGACCTTGTTAAGTTCTCTTTTTACTATCCCTAAATTAGGCTGTACGGACAAAGTCCCTATAATATCTTGGTAGAATTCAATAAAAGGAATACTACTGCCGTCATAATATGACGATGAGGTTCCTGTTTGCCCACTACCGTCAGGCCCCCTTTGAGAAGACCCTTTAGATGTTGGGGCAAACTTTTGTTTAGCACTTGTTACACTTGCAGTAGTTTCACTCATTCCTTTTCTCCCTGTTCTACCCCACTTAAATGCATAACAGACCTATTGATAGCCCTTTGTATCAACTGAGGACTTAATCCAACACTCGTTTCTAAATTTAACCCATCACTTCCATCGTTTAGCGTACTCCACTCATCATTACTTGGAGCCTTAAAATAATACATATCTATATTTATCTTGCCATTTGGAATCTCTGCTGATGAATAAAATGTTATACTATAATTATTTATAATATAAAATATTTCATACCCTGATGGCTTTAAGGCATCCTCTATGGCCATTCTCCTTTGGGTATCCTTGGATATTTCCTTTAATGTAGGTACAAAATCAAACTCAGGTGAAATATTTGAATAATCATCACCGAACAGTACATCCTGGACTATAAACACATCTGATTCTAATTGGAATTTTTTTGTATTGTTAAGTCCTACCTGTGAATAACTATATGTTTTTTTTGTTAATAATGGATTTGTGACGGTTTCGCTATCTACACTCTCTATCTCATTAATGCCGTAATCATCCTCCTTTAACATATTCCCAAGAGATTCTACAAACACATTACCTACTAAGGCCCTATACTTGTCAAGGAATGGGTCCCCTAACCTTTTCCCTATTTCCTTTTTTATGTTATCATATAACATTAATCAAATGCTTCCATAGATAATTTCTGTACTGCAAAATCAATTACTTTATATAGGAACGGTAGAGAAAACATTTGGTCCACTCTTGTAGGGGAAACCTGTTCTATCGATTCAGCAGGATTTGATACCTTAAACTTACTCGGAATTGGAGATGCAATATATTTTAACTCTAATTCCCTTGGGAGAGTCCCTATAAACTTTATTAATATTTTATGCTCATTCTCTACAGAGGGTGGTTCATCACTTCCTTCTGTGGGCTCACCTGCCCACTCATACCCTTCCGTTTTCCCTTCTATCATATAGAATATTTCATTTTTTAATGGTTTATATTCCTTATCAAACTTTATTAATTGATAATAGTCATTGTCAATCTCTTTAAATCGATTCCCTTCTGAGGATGATACTATACCCTCACCTACGCTATCTCTCACATCTATTATTTTAATAACAAACCCACCAAACAGGTCGTTTTCACTCATATTAGGAGATGACCAATAAATTGAGTTACGGTCTTCCGTTTCAAGCGTTACAATTTTTATCATTGATGGGATTTCTTCAGCCTTATATTCACCTGTCTGTACAAGGGTATTTATTCCTTCAAAGAACAATTGATATGCTCTTAGCCAATAGGTATCTCCATACGGATCATTAACCCTTGTTAATATCTGCTTTAACGCATCATCTATGGTCATTATTGCCATTAATTATACTTTTCCTTCTTTTTTGCGTATATCATCTCTATCAATTTATCCTTTTTTATCATTGTATCTCTATACTTGAATTCATATTTATCAACTGCCAATTTTTTTAATTCATTATAGGGTATAGCCTTGAGTTCGTTTACCTGGTCCAATAATTCTGTATCAGATATAGTTTCCCTTACGACTACTTCAGGAACACGATTCACTATCTCCAATGATGGATATTTTTTTTCAAGCAATTCTGCAAATTCATCATCAAGATTCTCTGCTTTATTATGTTTGAATATAAAGTTCATTCTACTCGGCTTATGCTCTACCTCTTTACTATCATATATATGCCCATATTCATTCTTTTTCAAAAACCTGGATGTAGGAGCATTAGGCATTGCTTGTTTATCTATTATTAGTTTCATTTTATTCCTCTATTGATTTAATAGTATCACTTAATTCTTTTGCACGATTAGGGGTCTGCATATACCATTTTGACCTTAACATTTCCTTGGACCCTAATTTCCATTCTCTGTTTTTAAAATACTGTATAGTTTTAGAAAATCTTGCAAACCCATTTACTCCCAATTGATAACACATATTTATTATAACATCCTGAGCCTTATCAGGCATATCATCAAACCAATTAAATTTAAATCTTATTGTGTTAACAAGTTTTTCAAGTTTCCTCATCAGTATAAGATCGCATATATCTTCCTCTAACTCTAAGGCTTCAATCAAAAACCCATATCCAATGGTCGGCTTCCCCAGGGTATCCATATACACAGCCTTACGATACCCCTCGTGTTCTTTTATGGTATCAACTAATGATTCTTTAACTTCAAAAGACATTACAATAATTTCTTTTTAACATTATTCCATACAACATCATCCAATTTGTTTTTGCTTGACTTGACAAGATAATCTCCTAATGTCAATAGCAACTTTTTAATCATTTTTTCTGTAAAAAGTGTTTTTAATAATATTCCCATTAATGTACTCATTTTATATCCTTCCTTATTTTAATTAACAAATGAAATATAACCAACAATGCTGTGATATATTTTAAAATGTCAGGCATAAATTCCATCCACCAAACACCTATACCACCTGTTCCTGCTAATACTGTTTTAAATGAATCATTCATTATTTCCATTTCTCCTGCAATTTGGGTCTGCCGTAGGTTTATCATAGAGGGTTAAATCAATATTCTGTAAAGGTTTGTCAATCTTTGCCGTTGCTATTATAGAGTTTTGAATCACTCTTTTACTGCCTCCACTAATATATGCTGATCCTGTATAAATATCATTTTTAACATCATACACAAAGAAAACACTTTTATAAATACCGACACGAATGATCCGTGCAGGTTCACCATCGAGAAATACAACATCATCTGCATTATAATCCGAGCCTATAAATACCAACAATCCTTGAATCGCTGATTCGATTAGGTTGCGAACAAGAAATAGTAATGCAAGACCTAATATCCACCAAATCTGACCTCCGATGTAATTTGATATCTGTTCTTCCACATTTATTCACTCTCTGTAAACAGACTACCATTAGCTAAAGTCTGTGCCTCTGTTTTTGTTAATATTGAATTATTAGGATAGGCTAATCCATTGCCTAATGCTATCATAGCTGTAAGTTCACCTTCTAACATACTAAATTCACCCTTAACTATAATCAGATTACCATCTAGACTCACTCTAGGAGCCCCTAATTTGCCTCTAAAAGTTGACTCTTTCCAAGTAGGATGATAATCTTCTGTAGGTGTTCCGTGTACTATAAGGAGTAAATCAGCTTTTAAATCACCTGAGGCATATGATAAACTATGATCATCCATCCAAGCCTTAATCTCTGCTACTGTATTAGAATTAGTAGGTAAATCATTTGCCAGTACCTTCCAACCTAACTTAGATTGGAGTACAGTTGGTATCTGTGACTCGTAAGTAACTTTCTTTAAACAGATGTATAATTCGTAATGTGCCATAATATTTTCCTATGA